CACACCACCTTTGCTGATGGCGGGAGCGGTTACTATCTGCCTGAAGTGTGGGTTCTGACTGAGGAACTTAGGTTTGTCAGCTATCTTCATCATAATATCGAATTCTTCTCCGGTTTCCTCATTGTATATTGTATAAGTGGGCATCATGGTTTCCTAGTTATAGTGAAGTAAGTATGTTTCTCATTAGTAGTATTATTCCAGCAGCGTTTAGCATGATGAGGGCCCTATCCTGCCATATAATAGATACCCACAACCACAGTGAGATACCTATAAATGAAAGGGTTAAATCGTACATCTGAAATCCATCAATACCTCTAAGAGACATTGCACTGAGAACAAATACAGATGCTACCCACTTTACATACCAATCTAGTGTATATTTAGGTGTCGCAGATTTGAATATTCTTTTGGAATTTTCTAGTTCTTTTTTATCAAAAGAGTGATGAGGCATTAAGGGTGTCCTGATACATCAGGGAAAGATGTATAAAGTTTATATTCTACTCGTTTCATTCCCAACACCACTCTAGCGGCATCTCGCACTTCTGCACTTACAGCATGCCCAAACTGTTCTGGGTCTAACAACCGATACAAAAGACGGTACGCATCTAAAATGTTTTGCGCCATATCTTCCTGTTCATCCGGCAGAGTACTAAGCATATCGGCAATTTTCTGTAACGGTTCAGACATTAGACTATAATCCCACTCGTGAATTTGCGGTATGAACTTTGCACATCCTTATTCGTTGGCGAAACAAAGACAATGCCACCTGAATAGAAAGTCATCTCATCGGCATTTTCAACACCAGTAAGACAAACACCCCTAGCAAATCCCATGCCTTCTGCCGTGGTAATTAACATCCGTGGGTCTGTTAGTTTTAAACGTGTATCTGTTTCCCAATCTAGTTTACCGATAAACTCACCGGCGGCCGTGATTACCGACACAATATCATTCTTTTCCATATTTAAGGTCTCGTCATAATTAAAAAAAGGGAGGCATTTTCAGTCCCCCCGTGGATGTTCGGTCATCAACCTCTACAGACTTTAGCAGGCATCCTGTAATCGCCTCGTTTCTAATCTACCTCAATCGTAACAGTATAATTTTGTCCATTAAAATCGGTGACTTTTATTGTTTTCTTCGTTGATATAAACCAACCACCAACGGGGTCTAAGTCCGAGCAGATTGGCCCAACATCGGTGATTAACATGTCACAGTCAATGTTGGAGTACTTTGACCGTACCAATTGATTGAGACATTCTTGGGCGATTTTGTCGCAGTAAGCAATACTCATTATAGATATCCCGGCCCTGTCCACTGAACCCAACCCACACCGATACCATCTTCTAGCATCTTAAAGACATTGCCCCGTGGTTTGTTCCTAGCAGGAGCATTGTACCCTGCGGCCATTAGGATGTCACCCTTGGCGAACAACTTGTCGGTGTCAGTCTTAACAATGAAACCCCAGACAGCGTTTCGTTTTATTATCTTAATGTACTTACTACCTTCGGTGACCGTACACTCCTCGCGGAAGTTAGCAATGGTCTCTACTAGTCGGTCTTCGGAGTAGTTATTCGCCCGAAAAGACGCGGTAGTCCATCGTTCATAGTCATTGTTGATTAGTTCTAACAGGTTATCAATTTCTTTTTTCATCATCATCTCTCTCATCTCGATTACATAATGATCATGACACACTTCTAAGCAGAAGTCAAGGGCCAATATCGAAAAAAGCGCAAATAAAGCGCTTTAATCGGAGATATTTCACAGTTTATTTCTTATTATATGCCTGAGCCCCAAAGAAAGCGGCCACAATACCAGCAACAGCGACAAAATAGGTGGGGGCCATGCTACCCAGTGTTTTCTGGGCCTCATCCAACCCCATCATGGAGGCAACAACCACTGAGGCGGGATACAGCAACATGCCACCAAGGGCAAACCACGCCATGGCACGTTGAGAGTCCCTCATCAGGTCTTGGTCTTCCAGTTCCTTTCGTTTAAACTCCATGAACATCTTGTGTTCTTCTTGGTCAACTACGCCATCACCGTTGCTGTCTGCTGGGTGGTGTGGTTTGGTCTCATCAGTCATCAGATACTGCTCCTTTTATTTTGTCTAAGAACGATTCCTTGTCAGGGGCCTCGCTTTCTTGTACTTCTGTTTCCACATCATCTGATATCACAGTTCTATAATATACTATCACTTCTTTGGTTTCTTTCACATAGCGTTTAATCTCTTGAAGATTGTATGCCATGAGTTCATAGTCGCCCGGCGTCATGGCCATAAAGACCAGTTGTCCAGCTTCTTTTTCGACTTTCTCTATAAATGAATCTAGGTTTTTCTTTGATACGACATACCATCGGGGTTCTTTCATATCGATGGGCCGAGGATACACTGGATGCTGAATAGGTATTCGCACCTCAACAGTTTTAATTTCAACCACACGGGGCGGTTGCGGTAATAACGAACAGGCGTTAATTACTAGAGTCAAAGTCGAAAGTAGAATCACTTTCGAGACTATCGAATACTTTTTTGGTTGCATTATTCACCTTCGGTTCAATTAGGCCTGGCTTCGCAGCTGCAAGTTTACTGAAGTCATGTCGGCGGAAAATATCAAGATACCTTGTCATCTCTGCCTCAATTTCTGCATTCTTAGAAGTCAACTCACCAAGCGCCTTTGCATTCAATTCATATTGATGCTGAATTTTCTCTATGGTATCATTTTGGACTTGGACTTGGAGTTCCATTGCCATATTGTATTCTCTTAGTTCGATGAGTTCCGACTGAGTGTTTGTGTAATACAAATACCCAACCAGACCACCGGCGAGAATGAAACCAAATAGTATTTTACTTATCATAATCCTATTTATACTTTTATTTCGTTAAGGTTTAACCGACTGCCGAAAGTTCCCCTGTCGAACACGGGTTGGTCATCCTGTTTACTTTGACCAGAATCAACTATGTTAATCTGAGCACCATCTTCCAAATCATACAAACGCATCTTCGCCCTGTCAACACCAATCATAAATCGTTTGTTTCTCGTTGGGTCACTGTATCGATTCTTCAATTGTTTAACCATCATGTGACCTTGTTCTTCTAACTCTTCGGTGGAGATTAGAGCGAACATCAAATCAGCAGTAGCAGGCAAACCAAAACTCTCTGAGGTATCTGTCAAGTCAACATCACTATTATTGTAACCACCACGAGTAGTTTGTGTTGCAGATACAATTGGCAAGTTATACTCTACGGCGAGACCACGCATTTCTTCAGCGATACTCTTAATGATGGTGTATGAATTCGCACCAGCATTTGCCCGCAGTCTTTGACTCACGCATATATTAAGATAATCCACAAAGATAATATCAGGCGTCATGTCTTGTTTGAGTTTTAGTTCTTCTAGTAGAGCGCGGAAGTGTCCAGTGTGAGCAGTAGCAGTTGGATACTCCTTAATAATCAAACGGCCGTTAACTTTGTTTTTGATTTTCTCTATGCGGTCACTGTACATTTCATGTGATAGGTCTCGCAAATCACCAATGGAAACATCCATTAGGTTGGCGTCAATCCTCTCAGCGATTCTTTCCTCAGCCATTTCCAATGTAATATAGAGAACATTCTTTCCGGCAGCGATAGCACCAGCAGCAACATGACACATGAACAGAGACTTACCAACACCCGTACCGGCGAGAGCGATGTTCAAGGTTTTGTTTGTCAACCCACCCTCAGTAATCTTGTTGAAGTAATCCAAATCGAATGGCAATTTCTCTTCGTGTCTATGATAGAATTCATACCGTGACTCAGCATCACCAACATAATCGTGACCGATACTATTATCAAAACCAACACTCAAGGCATCAGACAGAATAGAGGGTAACGAATCAACAGTAAACTCTTTCTCTGTACCATCGATAATCTGAATAGATTTCATAATGGCATTGTACACTGCCTTTTCTTTACAGAACTTCTCTGTCGTGTCTACCAACCAAGTCAAGTCGGCCGCAGTCAAGTCTGTCTTAAAACTGTTTACTAGTTGTTCGCACTTCTCATACAAGTCTTCCGTAATTCTACGGTTGTCCTGTAAGGCAATCTTAATTGCACTGATAGACGGCGGCGCATTATACTTGGTAGTATACTCACTAATGGCCTTGAATACTTCACGGTATTCGGTATCAAGGAAATAGTCTTCGTTGAGATGCGCTATTGCTTGTCTAAGATAATCTTCATTAAAAATTAAATTCGTCAGTATTTGTTGTTCTATTCTCATTAATAAATTCTTCCTTCACTTCTTCAACGCATGGTTCACACATGTATGCCTCGCCACTACTGTGGCGAAAACACACGACTGCATCATTATCTAAATCTAAATCTTTGTCACACTTATCACACTTCGGAGTAGGCATCAGCAATGTCCTTTTCTGACACCTCAGACTGCATAATCGCATCAGTAGACATCTGATACCTACCCTCAATCCAAGTAGAGAATGTTTTATCGGCAAGAATCGGCATCCAGAACTCTTTTACATAAGTGTCCTTGGTTCTGAACTTCTTACCATCTTCTCCATCCGATGCAATCTGATACCATCCATTTGATGGTTTGACTACATGACCAGACTCTAGGGCCATGTCTAACAATCCAGACCATTTACTGATACCACCTTCCCATGATACTTCAATCGGTATCTTAGACTTCTCACGAACAAATCGTGACTTCTCTACATTGATAATGAAATTATAACCAGTGACATCCTTACCAACTTTCTCTTGTTGGCGACCAATGATGAAGATGTTATCCGCAGAGTAATATATGCCTGTGCCACCAGAAACAACTGCCTTGGGGAACATACCAATTTCCATGTAAGTGTGGTTGACCACGATGGCAGGAATATCTTTGATAGTCAAGTGGGGTGTAATCATTCTGAACAGAGACTTCATCTGTTTGGCGCGAGTCATATCAGCAACAGACTTACCGTCAAGTGCATCATCAACTTCTTTCTTACTTGCCAAGTTACCAACAGAGTCTACAATAATAATAACATGGTCACCACGTTCTATCTCCGATAGTTGTGACATTATATCATGTTTTAATTGTTCGATATCAGTAATGGGGGTATGGATAACTTTATCAGTATCAATACCAAAACTCTTAAAATATCCTTGCGGCGCACCAAACTCCGAATCATAAAACAATACTACCGCATCATCATACTTGTCCAGATAAGCTTTGGAAAGTAACATGGCGAATGCGGTCTTAAAATGTTTAGAGGGCCCAGCAAATACTGTCAGACCAGCACACAGTCCACCATCCAACTTACCACTCAATGCCACGTTCAATGCAGGCACAGTGGTCTGAATCAAATCTTTATCATTCAGAAATTTACTCTTGGATAGAATCTCTGTGTGTTTTATCGTACTATTCTTTTTTAATTTATCTATTAAACTCATTTCTCACTCCTAAAATAATGATTCCAATGATGCTACTGGTCTAGTATTCCAATTCAAACTAGTCACAATAGTATTCAATGGGTCAATAAATGCTTTCTCAAACATTGTTTCATAATCAATGTAACGATGTAAGTCAAATTCTTTTGGCATCAGACCATTCATTGCTACGGTGTTTTCCCACACATGGTTCGGTTCCTTTAGATAGAGGAATTTAATCTTGTCACCGTCTTGGATGAGTTGATATTTCTTCTCTAACTTCTGGGTACGAATCAAGTGATTGTATACTAATGCACCTCTAACATGCATCGGCGTCCCCTTAGTATACACAGTTACCTTTGAGGAATACTTACCAAGGTTATTACATCCTCGCGGGAAGGCAATTTGTTCTGGAGACATCTTGCGAAATGCCTGCCAAGTCTCCTCTACCATTGCCTGTAATTCTTTCTCGTTCTTGTCCAGACACAACCTAACTGCCGACCTCAGACTATCCCTAACCGGAGCAGGAGTAGAAGACCGTACAATCTCTAGACCCATGACCTTTAGTTTAGCTTCCTTGTATCGGACGCCTTCATTGTCCCAGACATTCATTGCATATCGTTTCTTCGCAACCCAGATACCAACGTCAGCAATAGCTTCTCGTTTGAAATCAATCTTAGGTTGGAACACATTCATGTATTCACCAAGGTCAGTCATGCGGCCATTGATTGACGGCACTAACTTATCCTCGACAAACTTGTCAAGCACATCGATTATCTCTTCGCGGGTTTTGCCCTTGAGATGTTTTTCTACCATCGCATCCAATGTGACATAACAACTATCAGTGTCAGTGTAAAAACTGTACTCGACACCCTCAGTGTCCATGAACTTATTTAAGAATTCATCCACCACCTTACTGGTATCACGGATGATTAACTGTCCGGTCAATGTAATTGATTCGGCAATCCGTTCATCGAAATATCTAAACCACTTATTACCTATCGCACCAAACAGGGAGTTTAACTGAATCTTTCTCGCCATCTGAAAGTTGTTGTACTTGGCAATATCATTTAAGAGGTCTGGATTTTTGGTATCCTCATATTCCTGTTCTGCCTGTTTCATCAACTTCTTGTATTTCTGTCGGTCATCAAAGAATCTTTGGGTGATTTCTGCCATGAATCCTTGGGACTCTTTGCGATAGAGATAACCATTGGCTGCCATAGACAACCCCGATTCCTTTAGTCGTGTAGTTGAGTGCTTCCGTTCTAGGATACTATCGACAGTGCAGTCCAATGGTTTGTGACCTTCCGCCAACATCTCGGGCGAAAGATTGTGTTGCATGATAATAGATGGATACAGTGAGGTAGCATCGACAGACACAATCCACTTGTACTTACCAAGTTTAGGTTCCTGTACATAACCGCCTGGGAATCCCTTAGAGAAACTTTCTTTCTTCTGGGGAATCATAATGTTCTTCTCAAGCAAGAAGTTGTACAACAGGCAATCCCATGTCCTAACCGATGAAAAGATATCATTGTAATTACACTTGCAGTCATACCCCATCGTGATAATGAGTTCCAAGAACTTCATCTTGTCATCAAGTCTGTCAACCAGAACCGTATCGATGATATTATAGTCGATGAACCGATTCCAATCACCCTCGTAGAATTCACGGAATGTTTCAAATCCAGACTCTAGTTTGTTCTGCCCAAGTTCTACTTCAGCAATGTAATCGAGTCGATAACTTTCTTGGAAAGTATAGGTAAACTTCTTATACAAGTCCATGTAATCTAGTTGGATAACACCCTTGATATCGGTCTTCAACAATTCTCTATTGTGACCACGAACAGTCTTCTTGCGGGTCATGCCAAATGGACTGAGATTGTTCTTAGCCTTCTCACCAAATATTCGGTCAATCCTACCCGTCAAGTAAGGCATGTCGAACAGTTCGTGATTCCAACCAGTTACAATGTCTGGGTAATCTTGCGCCCACCATGTCATAAACTTTTCTAACAAGTCATACTCATCAGAACAAACAGTGTATGTAACGGGCAAGTCTTTCGTTTCTGGGCCAGGCTTCCACTCACCAGCACCCCATGTAAATATCTCTTTGGTGTGACTGTTAACCATAGTAATCAACAACACTTCTTCGATGGGGTTCTCCGTATCTGGAAACCCATGTTCAGCAGTTGTCTCAATATCGATAGACCATATGTTCATCTGTGACAGGTCAAACTCAATGTTATCTGGATACATTGAAGATAGGTATTGATAGGTCAAATCAGTTTGACCATAGATGGGATAGTTTTCTATCTTAGAATACTTATCAAGAAACTCTTTAGCATCACCATTGTCACCAAACTGTATGGGTTTGAGGGAATGACCTTCGATACTTTTGATATCAGAAGGTTCACCGTTCCTCACATACAGCGTAGGTTGAAAGGGATGTTTCTCAGTAAAACGCTTGCCATTCCTAACCCCACGAGTGAGGATAGAGTTTCCGTATTGCCAAGCAAAGGTATAAAAATTAGACATAGAATAACCAGTAGTTCAATATGTACATATTATAACACAATAACTATTAGAAGTCAAGCGTTATCCTGTAAATTTTGGTTTTTTCTTTGTCTCGGAGGATTGAGTGTGCTGAAACTTCGCCAACCATTCATCAACCAATTCCTTCTTGGGTTCGTAGATGTAATTCATCTGCCCATACGGCACAAAAAGCACACCCCTACTAGCAGGAGATTGTGGTTGGAAAGCAATCTTGTATTGCCCTTGTTTACCTTCGGTTGGGATGTATCGAATGTTAGCTGGGTTGGTGCAGATGTATCTACCGCCTTCGTCATCTTTCTGTAGATAACAAAGCATCTCATCCATACCATTCACTTTGAGTCCACAAATCTGAATTGGGTTTGTGTTGGGTGTCTCATCGTTATCTGGAGTGAACTCCTCTGGGGAGATATCCATTTTTACTTCTTCCAAAACTGTCTTGTCACTTTTCTTCTTAGTCATAATATTTTCCTATAAAATGGGGAGCGTTTCCGCCCCCCGATAAAACTATTTTGTTTTAATCTTAATGGTTAGAGGTTTCTTATCCTCTGGTATTCGATTCTCCAAACTGATTCTCAGAATTCCCTCTGACAATTCGGCGCCTTTGACAACAACTGTGTCTGCCAGACTCCAAACTTTGCGGAATTTTCTCTGAGCGATACCTTGGTGAATAAAATTTGCGTCTTTATCCGTTTCATTTTGACCACCCTCTACTGTTAGAGTGCCATCCTCTACCTTAATATCCAGATCGTCATTCTTGAAACCAGCGAGAGCCATTTGTATCTCGTAGTTTACTTCATCAATCTTTTCTATATTGAAAGGCGGAAAATTATTCGCAGTTGGTTCGTAGTTCATGTTGAGTAAATCAATTACTCTATCAAAACCTACAAATTGTCTGCGTATTGACGGAAATGCTGAGACAAGGCTGTCCCATTGTGCTTGGTTGTTTATTGCGTTCATCTTGTTTCTCCTGTTAAGCGAGTTATTAAGTTGCAGACCTCACGATTGAGCGTCTACTGGTTTTATTTATAACAATTACAAATCTTTGTATTAAAACAATGATGTCATAGAATATACCATGAGGCCGAAACAGGTCAGGCATAGCGCCATTTCCATTACTTGCTCACAGAATCTACCATCACAGTTTTTAATAAACTGAAATATGGTGTTCATTTCTCTCCTAGTTAAGTTTGGGGTTATTGTTTACGCCCGAATCTCGGACTGAATGTAATAAAAACCATTTCTTATTACACTACTATATATAATAAAAGATGCAATGGATAACCCCCATGACTAAATATCATAGCAGAAGATTATCGTTTGCGGCCGATATTATATTTAGTAACTAGCGACCAATCATCCTTCTCCTTGAAGGACAAAATCTTTATTTGACTCATCGGAGCCACATCATCACTAATTGATTTGTCTAGAAGTTTTAACAATCCCCAATCTTCCAATAGTTTGGCGATTGCATTCCTTCGTTTCAAATCATTATCACTCAAATCAGCCTCCTTGCCATCAAGGGCAAAGAGTTCTTTGAAGTGAGTAATAAAATACCGACCTTGTTTGTGCAGAATATGACAGGACTGATATAATGTCTTGTCTTTTTTAGATGCCACTCCAATCCTAGACAGCGTTTCTCTAACCTTTAAAAAGTCATCTTCTTTTTCTAAGAATATTTCAACAGGTTTGTAGTCTGGAAAATCAATGTCAAAAAAATCATCAGTCCCCATGATAATACCTTCATTTTAAAATTAATTACTATGAACGTATTTATAGGTTTGTTATTTTCCACCTTTGTTTAGTTTCTTTCTTATACCTTCGATGTCTTCAGTACTAAGAATCCTAAGAACTTCCTGTGCTTTGACATTAGAATACCCAAAGGCTTCCTTTACCAGTTCCAGATGTTCTTCTTTTTCTGGTTTCAACCACTTATTAAATCGTTTCTTCTTACGAACTATCGAACGCAGAAAGTCATATTGCATCTTAACATCAAGATGTGGTCTGGAATTCATCTCATTAGCTGCAATCACCGTATCCATACCGTGTGACATAGACTTATTTATAATGAAAGCGTTGTATTGTTTTTCTGAC